CTTACAGTCAGTGATTCTGTCTTTAGGGTGGATGATATTCTACTTAGCCAGACTTTTGATTCATCTTCAAAGAAGATAGTCTTAAAGGTAACTACTGTAGATGGTACAACTATTACCTGCAATGTCATAGAAGCATTAGGCAATATAGAAACTGGTGATGCTTTAGTAAGGATAGCCAATACGAGTGATGCAGCCAGACAAAGTTCTATCCTGCTGAATCCGTATGATGGCTGTATTGATATACGTACAGGTTGTACATCTGAATCAGATTCCATAGTATCCAGTAGAATAGGTAATCTAGATGGAATTACTGATACAGATTTTGGGAAACTGTCTGGTGATGGACTTTATTCTAATAATGCTTATCTGTCTGGTGCAATAAGAAACTTATCTGGAAAATGGGAATTGAAAGATGATGGTTCTGGTAAGTTGGCAAATGGAAATATTAGCTGGGATACAAATGGTAATCTAAACTTAAAGTATGGTACGAGGAAGGAGTTTAAAACTATAGATATTGATGATTATGATTTTGCAAATGCATTTGAAGTTGATTTAAAGGATGGGTTGAATTTCTTCTTTACGAAAAATAAGGATAATGACCCTAGAACAATAATATTACCTTGCAGTGATACATTTATAGGGCTTGAAGTTGAAATGATATTTAAGGGAAATCCCGGTTTAATAAGGATTGAATGTACAAATAATTATGCGTTTATGTATAACGGGCAAGATGTACGCTACATTTCAATCGGACATTATCCAAGACGATTAAAATTAGTAGCGAGAAAATATAATTTCTCAACTAAGGGTATGTGTAGTTGGTGGATTGATAATGCAGCAGAGTTTAAAATCAGTAGTGATGGTACATTTGCAGGAACATTCAGGTCTATTTGAGTTTATGAATCAGCAACAAATACAATTAATAATAGCCTGCATACTGGTTGTCGTAGGTATAGGATTACTGATAGCAGGATTCTGTGTAGTACCTGTAGGTATCATACATAGTTCTATTCTGGTAGCATTTGGTGAGGTGCTTACTTTCGTTGGAGCTTTATTTGGAATAGATTATCATTATAAGAGTAAATAATATTAGCCTGTAGTCTTGATTGATTACAGGCTTTTTTATTACCTTTGCAGCAATTCCAGATGTCTAATGAGTTAGAACTGGAAGGACATATTAGTTAACGAAGAGCGTTTAAGATATTATCCTGTTATGAAATCTGGACAATTTCAATCTCCAAGGATAGTAGGCAAGAACGCTCACGTCAATGTTATATACCTATCTTATATGGATAGTCTATATATCGTTTGGCGTGGGCTATTGTTTATTACTTGGAGATGGGCAGTCCAGAGCCTCATAACGGTAATATTCAATAGTTCCCACGCTTTTTTCATTGTATAACAGTCGATAGGGAACATCGACTACAATACATACATAAGAAACAGATAGTCTAGTCTTTAAAGTAGCAGTACTTATTTAGTGTGCAGTTTTCACTGTGTTCCTCACACTAATCCATTATTATTAATTGCTTTCTATAAGGAACATAGAAGCAGGATATATACTCAATATGAAAAAATACAAATTAGTATTATTCACTATGTTGGTTTGTAACCTCAACATTTTTGCACAAAAAGTAGATACTCTCTATTATGACAATAATTGGAAAGGGGTAGAAACGAAACAGTTTGCAAGTTTTATTCGATACGTATCTTATGCTCAAGATGGTAATTATCGTAATAAATTCCGAACATATTTCAATACTGGAGAATTAAATTCAGAGGGTGATTTCATTTCCATTGATAAATACGATGATAGTAAATCAGAGTTTGGTGCTTGGAAGTCATATTATAAAAATGGAAAATTGCAAACAGACTGGGATGTTGTAGATGGAAAGGGAAAATGTATAAATTATTATGAGAATGGAAATAAGAAAGAAGAATTTGAATTGGTTAATGGAACTCAAAATGGAATTGCAATAAGTTATTTTGAGAATGGTTTAATCCATACTAAGGGGGATTGTGTAAACGGTAAATATAATGGTATATTCTATCAATTTACAGAAAAAGGAGATGCTTGCTCACAAGCTGAATATAAGAATGGTGAACCTGCAAAGCCATATTATACTTATTCTACACAGGATGGATTTGTAGCAAAATATAAGATGTCTGATGGTACTTTATATTTAGAAATGCCATCAATAAATGAAAAGCAAGTTTATCACCAGAAAGGGGATACTTGGGATTATTATATGAAAAATGGTTTGTGCCTTATGGTTAATGCTTCAATTAACAAAGATTATGGAAAGTATTTTACTCTCTATGTTGTATTGACTAATAATTCAGTTCAACCCATAACGTTTAATCCTGCATTAATAACTGCTTATAAAAAGAAAAAAGACAAAGTAAAGAATTTGAATGTTTTAAATTCTGATGAATATATGGCAAAGGTGAGTCGTCGCCAAAATTGGGGGAGTTTTTTTAATGCCCTTAATGAATCTATGGCAGCTTCTAAAGCAGGTTATTCAGCTTCTTCTACTCAAACAAATTCTAGCTATTCTGGTGCTACTGTTTCTGGTGCCGTTGGTGCGGCAGTAGGTACAAATGGTGCCACTGTTGGTGCTGCTGTAGGAGTTAGTGGATACGCTGGAAGTTTGAGTACTTCATCAACAACTGTTGGTTATAATGGTGCTGCTGCTTATCAAGCTGAATTAATAGCTAGTGGTAGAATTGCAGAGTATAATAATCAAATGTTACAAGAACGCCAAATGAAAGATGAAGGATATTTGAAAATAACAACTGTTAATCCGGGTGAAACAATAACAGGATATGTCAATATTCAATATGAAAAAGGTGATGAGTTATCTATTAACATTCCTATTGATTCAGTCGTTTATCCTTTTGTGTGGGATATAAGTAAATAGTTTTATGACATAAAAAAGAAATTATGAGAAAGAATATTATACTGTTTTTTACAATATTGATATGGATGGTTGGTAAGTCTATTGATATTAATGCAGCTAATTATTGTATTCAAGAAGAGGCTGATTTATTGATTCCTGCAAATACTGCAATTCCACTTGTATTGGATTATTCTATTAATTCAAAAAAAGCTAAAAGGGGGAATATTGTTAATTTTAAAGTTGCACAAGAAATTTATATTAATGATAAACTGGCTATTCCTGTGGGAACATTAGCAACGGCGGAGATTGTAAAAGCATCGAAAAGAAAATGTTGGGGTAAAAGTGGTAAACTAATTATTAGAATGAGAGAACTTAAATTTTCTAATGGAACTACTATTGCTTTAACTGCTCCAGATATTGAAAAAAATGGAGTAAGTAAAAAGGGAAATGCTTGGACTTGGTTTTGGTGTTCCATATTTTTTATTCCTTTAAATACAATTCCCCCACTCTGTATCAAAGGAGAAAATGCGGAAGTTGAACAAGGATTAACAATTGTCGCAAATACGGTAGAACCTGCTACCATAAGTTTAAAAGATTAGTTCTAAATAAAAGAACAGCATTTGAAGAAATTCATTTGCTGTTTTTTTATTATCATTGCAAACAAAAACACTATGAAGCCAGTAGATAAGTTCTCAATTCAGTATAGCGAGTTGCTAGAGTATATATACCCAGTGACGCAAGAATATTTCCCTGATTTTGATTATGACGAAGAAACAGGACAGGCATATATGTTGCCGTCACAAACGCCAGACACTTTTAAAGGAAGATACAACAGAGGAATTTTGAAAGGTAGATTCTCGTTTGATTCATACATAAAGAATAAAGAACTACAAGAATTGCTTGCTGTATTGGGCTTAGACGCTGAAAAGTTCTGGTATCTATTGCTTTTCTGTTATGATTGCAGTTGGGGTAAATGTATGGAGGGTATAGAAATAAAAGAATCCCCTAAAGAACAGATAGAAAAATTTGTTAATGCTATCAGTGAGGATTATAAAAGAGATACTCCGTTTGGTGCAGTCTTTAAAAGCCCAATTTGTATTACGTTGAAAATAGGTAGGAAGAATATCGTGATAGATAATAAAACGGCTATTGCTAGTATAGCCAAGTTTTGTGCAGACGGATTGGAAACAGTAAATTCAGACCAAATGAATACTGCCAGCGTTGACTTGAGCAATCCACATACTGAATCATTCTCCGTATTCGCTTATTATTTCTCACAAATGATTATCACTGCCTTGAATTATCAAGAACAAGTAAAAGAAAAGAGAAAGAAGGGAGCTAATATGTCTGACAAGGAAAAGACGCTGATTTCTCATCTGCTATATTTCACTGGCATCGTGAATAACGAAAGTGTGTTGGTTGATTATGACTACTTGAAATCCTTGTTGAAACAATATAAGGATAAAGATATAAGGAGTATGAACGCATTCTATTATTGATTGAGACTTATTTTATTAATTATTCCTGCTTTCTTATTCTCTAAATACTTCATTCTATAGTTTGTGAAGTAGGGGAATAGGAAAGCTGTGTTTTTTATCCCTGTTAGTACTCTTAATAAAGCATCATCTTTGCAGTATAACAAATAAAGCTGGAGCGCACCAGTCTAAAAACTGCAAAAGAAGTATGAAAACAAAAGAAAGTATGAAGAATGAAATCTTTACTCTGGAATCAAGAGAATTGAACGAAGGAAAGAAAGTGGCTTTTATTGCTGGCGGTATCAATCGAGACATTAACAAGGCTAACCTGAATGATAAAGTCAAGTCTATCGGAGAACATTCACAGTATGTTCCGCTTGTTGTGGTTGATGGTGAAGATGTGGTAAACGCAGGGTTAAGTTTGAAAGAACCTGTATCTGGACTGCCAATAGATTCCTCTAAAGCTAATGATTATTTGGTCATTATTGAAGGTCAGCACAGGTATAGGGCTATAATGGAGCTTCGAGAAAAAGATGCAAATAATAAGAAGAAGTATGAAAATGCAATGAAGAAATGGCAGAAGGACGGTAGTAAACCAGAAAATAAGCCAGAAGAATTTACGCCTAAAGCTCCTGCACAGATAAAGGCTATGTATTCGCTGGTTGAGGATGAGGATATACGGATTACGATTTCAGAAATGAACAATACGTCAGTAAAGTGGACTAAAGGAGATTTTGCAAAACAGGCTTATGCTGCCTTTCCTGATAATGAGGTTTTGAAGTTCATAGTTAAGTATATGGATATACAACACCAAAGAACAAAGAAAGGTGAAGCAGATGATATGCTACCAAATGGTGGGTTTAAGTTGACAACACTTAGTAAGTATCTGATTTATTCTGCTGACATAAAAGAATCGGTACTGGCAGAGACGTGTAAATATGGAGAGGATACTCTTGCTAAATATGTGGGTGATGAACCAAATAAGCTGGTTGAAAAAGCAGAGAAGATTATTAAAGCTGGTTTGGATGCAGGATTTACTTATCGTTTCTTGGCTAAAGGATTCTTCATCGACTGGATTATTAGGAAGAGCAATCAAGGAACTAACTATACAAAGCTGCTTGGAATGTTAAAGAAAGTAAAGAAGCCAGCTATAAACAGTATAATGGAAGCACAGAAGCATAACTTTATGGAGATACTAAATGAGAAAATAAAATAGTTAATCTTTATCCGTTGATGTCAGTTGCCAGCTAGCGTAATGTTAGCTGGCTTTTTTGTTGTTTTATTGCTAGCTGGTTTACCGTTCGTCTCAACAGTAGGGGTATGGGGTGAAATTTTATCAGGAAAGTGCTTTAAACCACAGCCCTCCCAACTTTCCACGACTGGTAAGATTTCAAATATCCAAAAGGGCTGTAATCTTATTGTAATCGGTTAACTCTATTTATTCTACAAATTCTGTGATAACATCGGATATTTATCTATCTTTGTTGTGTTCAAATAACGCTGAAAAGTACATAAATGAATAACACTTCTTCGTAAGTGACTGATAATGAAATATGGAAGGAAAATTAGTTTTTTTCCCGGTTATTCGGCAAGAAGTAAATAACATTTTGTATTTTTGGGCATCAATTAATAAAAATAGATATTATGATAACGACACAGGACAAAGAGTTGCTTGCCAAGAAAGGCATCACGGAAGCGCAGATAGCAGAACAGCTGGCTTGCTTCCAGACAGGTTTTCCTTATTTGAAACTGGATGCTGCCGCTTCCATAGAAAAAGGCATATTGGCTCCTGACGCAGAAGAACAAAAAGTATATCTGGCTGCATGGGATGCTTATAAAAATACGGATAAGATCATCGTGAAGTTTGTTCCTGCTTCGGGCGCTGCCAGTCGTATGTTCAAGAATCTGTTCGAGTTTCTGTCCGCAGAGTATGACAAACCTACTACAAAGTTTGAGCAGGCATTCTTCGACGGAATCAAGGATTTTGCTTTCTATGACGACTTGAATGTAGCTTGTCAGCGTACAGCCGGAAAAGATATTCCGGGATTGATGGAAGAAGGTAATTACAAAGCTGTAGTAGCTGCCCTTCTCGAAACTGCCGGACTTAACTACGGAGCACTTCCGAAAGGTCTGCTCAAATTCCATAAATATCCCGAAGGTTCACGTACTCCGCTTGAAGAACACCTTGCCGAAGGTGCTATGTATGCAGCCGGAAAGAGTGGCAAAGTCAATGTACACTTCACCGTTTCTACCGAACACCGTGAACTCTTCAAGAAACTGGTGGAAGAGAAAGCCGCGGCATTCGGCAAACGTTATGGAGTAGACTATTACATTACCTTCTCCGAGCAGAAACCGAATACCGATACCATCGCCGCCGATATGGATAACCAACCGTTCCGTGACAACGGCAAACTCCTGTTCCGTCCGGGTGGTCACGGTGCGCTGATCGAGAACCTTAACGATCTCGATGCCGACATTATCTTCATCAAGAATATCGACAACGTAGTACCCGATAAACTGAAAGCCGACACCGTTACTTATAAGAAACTGATTGCCGGCGTA